GGTCTTACAATGTGGGCAGGTCCATCCAAACATTTTAAAACTGCATTTTCATTATTGATGGCCAAATCTTACTTGGACAAATATCCTGATGCAGCTTTGTTATTCTATGATTCGGAGTTTGGAACGCCGCAATCGTATTTTGATTCCTTTGGTATTGATACTAATCGTGTGTTACATACCCCTCTTACTGATATTGAACAACTTAAAATTGACTTGATGCAACAACTCAATCAGGTTGAGCGTGGTGACCATCTGATTGTTGTGGTCGATTCAATTGGCAACTTGGCATCCATCAAAGAAGTTAATGATGCACTCGATGGTAAAACTGTTGGTGATATGTCAAGAGCTAAGGCAGTTAAATCACTATTCAGAATGGTTACACCACACTTATCACTTAAAGATATTCCAATGGTTGTTGTTAACCACACATACATGGAAATTGGAATGTTCCCTAAGGCAATCGTTGGTGGTGGAACAGGTTCTTATTACTCTGCCGATAACATTTTTGTGTTGGGTCGCCAACAAGAAAAAGAAGGCACCGAAGTTGTGGGTTACAATTTCATTATTAATGTGGAGAAATCACGATATGTTAAAGAAAAATCTAAAATACCTGTTTCTGTTTCTTTTGATGGTGGTATCAGCCGTTGGAGCGGTTTGCTTGACATTGCACTTGATTCAGGCCTTGTCATTAAACCATCTAACGGTTGGTATTCACGGGTTGATGTAAAAACGGGTGAAGTGGAAGAAAAGAAATGGCGTATCAAAGATACCGATACTAAAGATTTCTGGATGCCACTTATTACTAGTGAGAAGTTTCAAAGTTATGTCAAGGACAAATATCAAATCGCTTCAGGTTCTATCATGCAAGGCGGTGAAGAAGAATTGTTTGATGAAGTAGTAACTATGAATGGTACTGAAGAATAATGAATGTGAGTTTTGCTGGTCCTGGAATTGCTGTTATTCAGGATTTTTATGATGAGCGAGAATTAAATTTAATTTGGAAAGAATTGGATTACCTAAATTCGAAAGGTAAATTTTTACCTCCTGAAAAAACAGGAGCAGCCAGAGATCCAAAAGGAAATATAATAAAGCGCAACAAAGGATTGTTTTTGGATGAATATTATAGCAATAGAAACTTTTCAAACATATTAACTGTCAACAGAAAACTTTGGACAGTTACAGAAAAACTTGCAAAGGATAATTTAAATTTTCGATACTTAAAATCTTGCAACTCCGATGTAACTCTGGTAAATTATTATGAAAATAAAGATTACTATAAAAGGCATACAGATACAGCTGTTTATACCGTTTTATCCTATTTTTATAAAGAACCTAAAATGTTTTCTGGTGGTAATTTAAAACTACTAGATTATGATACCGAGATTGAGGTTAAAAATAATATGGTACTTTATATACCTAGTATATTATTCCATGAAGTAACACCAATTATCATGGAGCAGGAGTTTCTAAACAAAGGATACGGAAGATATTGCATGGCACAATTTTTATTTATAGGGAATACAGCCGATGGTTGAGGGTGTAGATTATTGTTTCATCTATCCAAAGGAAGATGAAGAAACGGTACATATAAAATTACTTGATGGTCCTTACAAAGATACCACATACAAATATGGTAGAGTTGGCTTTGAGGAAAAGAATGACCAGGTCTATTTACAATTCAAGTTTGATGTGATAGAATCCTCCATTAAGAAGAATAAATTGGAAAAAGATAATGACTTTAGAAATTACATTGGTGACTTGCTTGTTGAAATCATGTCATCTAACATTGAGCAGGAAATAATTGATGAAATTAGAGCAAGCCATATTAAAAAACCTCATCTATAATGAGGACTATCTCAGAAAAGTATTACCATTCTTAAAAGATGATTATTTCTCCGACAGAACAGAGAGGGCATTATATAATGAAATTACATCCTTCACGGAAACTTACAATACTCCGCCAACGATTGAAGCACTCTCAATTGCCATCAAAGAAAAGAACAATCTTTCTGATGACGAAGTTAAGAGCTGCGAAACTTATCTCCAAGAAATTGAAGCTCATAGCAAAGACCAAACCGAGATACAATGGCTTGTTGACAAAACGGAAAAGTTTTGCCAAGAGAAGGCCGTATATAACGCTGTATTGGGGGCAATTTCAATTCTCGATGGTAAGGACAAAAGTAAGAACAAAGGTGCGATTCCCTCTATATTATCGGACGCTTTGGCCGTTTCATTCGATACCACAGTAGGCCATGATTACTTAGAGAACTCAGATGAACGATATGAATTTTATCACCGCAAAGAAGAACGAATCCCGTTTGATTTGGAATATTTCAACAAAATTACTAAAGGTGGACTCCCAGCAAAAACTCTTAATATTGCTCTTGCTGGTACCGGCGTTGGTAAATCTTTGTTTATGTGCCATGTTGCTGCCGGTGCTATGGTGCAAGGAAAAAATGCACTATACATTACTCTTGAAATGGCTGAAGAAAAGATTGCCGAAAGAATAGATGCTAACTTATTGAATGTTACACTTGATGATTTGATGGTCTTACCGAAAGAAATGTATGACAAGAAGGTTGCCAAGGTTCGTGAAAAGACCACAGGTAAACTCATCATCAAAGAATATCCAACCGCTTCAGCCTCCACATCACATTTTAGAACCCTATTAAATGAACTTAATCTTAAGCGTAGCTTTAAACCTGATATTATTTTTGTTGATTATATTAATATCTGTTGTTCTTCCCGTATTAAAGCTGGTGCGAATATTAACTCCTACACTTATGTCAAGAGCATCGCTGAAGAGCTTAGAGGTCTGGCGGTTGAGTATAATGTTCCTATTGTATCTGCAACTCAAACTACCAGAAGCGGATTTACAAGCAGTGATCCAGGACTTGAAGATACGAGTGAAAGCTTTGGACTTCCCGCCACGGCAGACCTGATGTTTGCTTTGATTTCTTCTGAAGAACTAGAAGAACTTGGCCAGATTATGGTAAAACAGTTAAAGAATCGATATAATGATCCAGGTTATTATAAACGATTCACGGTTGGTGTTGACCGGTCTAAGATGAAGTTATATGACATCGAACAATCAGCACAATTGGGTATTGCGGATGCCGGCAATCAAGTCGGTACTCACAATAAAATTAAACATGAAAAGAAATCTTTTGAAGGATTTAAAGTATGACAACTACACAAATAATTGCAGCTACTCTCATTTGGGCCATGTTAATCTTGGCTTCATATAAACATATAACTTTTGAAAAAATTAAAGAATGTTACGGTATGTGGTTTACCAAAGCCTATTGGACAGATTATAATACGGTAGAATTTCTTAGCTGGTTCACCAAAGCAATCATTATTGTTCCGGGATTAATTTTTGGTATTTCATTGTGGTGGTTATATTTCTTGACACTTGGTACCAGCCTAACTTTAATTTGGGCAAGTAACAAGAAACTATTACCAACATTGGTAGGATTTAATACACTATGGGCTTGGATTTCTTGCATGGTTCTTGCACAACACCTAATTAAATGAAATTAACCAAAGAAGATGCGGTTCATGTAGCCAAGGTATTTGAAGATTACTTTGGTAACTTTGACCGCATCGATGAGTATATGAAGGACCAGAAGTTGGCCAATTTGGCTGAACTTCCACTCAATCCCTTATTCGCACCAGAAGATGATTTATTCTCTGATTTCTCCATGCATCCAAAAGATATGGACATTGAAGTGGTAGAAATCAATGGTGATAATTGGGAAACATTACTTTCAATTACCAGTTCTCATGTAAACATTCAACCGGTTGGCAAACAATTACGGTTGGCAGTTAGAGAGAAGAAGTCAGGAAAGTTCTTAGGATTCATTCGTTTGGGTTCACCAGTAATCAACATGAGACCTCGTAATGAATTGCTTGGACAAGTGTTTACGCAACAACCTGAATGGAATAAGCGATTCAATGATTCTTGTTTGATGGGATTTGTAATTGTACCATCACAACCCTTTGGATTTAATTATCTTGGTGGTAAGTTATTGGCTGCCATTTGCACCAGCCATACTGTTAGAGAAATTGCCAATAAAAAGTATGGTATGGATCTATGCTTATTTGAAACTACCAGTTTGTATGGTACCACTAAAACGGTATCACAGTATGATGGCATGAAACCATATTTGAGATATCAAGGTTTAACCGAATCCGATTTCTTACCAATGATGCATGGTAAACCCTATTCAGATTTGGTTACATTTGTTGAATCTAAAGTGGGTGAAATTGTTGATGATGGAATTTCTAGTAGAAAACTAAAGATATCGATGAAGATTATTTCTTTGGCCAGAGCGGCCTTAAAAGGAACATCCGAACTAGATGCTTTTGATATAACGATTGAGAACGCCAAAAAGTTGACAGAGAAAAAAAGATATTATACAGGCAATTATGGGTATAATAACTACATCGATTTTATTAACTGTAAAACCGACACTTTGATTCCTAGTGAAAACTATGAGAAACACGACCTAGAAAACATCATTGAATGGTGGAAAAACAAAGCATCCAATCGATATGAAACATTAAAGTCGGAAGGTCGGTTGAGAAGTGAACTTGAAGTATGGACTTCAGGTAAAGAGATTCAAATCATCAGATAAATAATACTATTCAAACGGGAGCATTTAAATGGCAGATTCACCAAAAGAAGCAGAAGCGGCGCAAGCCTTATTCTGTTCTATTGCCGACTATCTAGGTAATTCAAAATCCGAAAAAGAATTGATTACATCAAAGTATCCAAACTATGAGGCTTTCAAAAAAGAAAACGAAAAACTCATAGTAGATTCATTTTCTAAAACCGAACTGCCAACCATTTCATTAAAACAAATTGAAGATTTTTTAATTAATGATAATACTTGGTATATTTCATCTATCAATATTGCAAGAGAATTGATTAAAGAAATTACAACCATCAGTAATAAATTCAAAAAAATTCAATCTCCAAATTGGAAAGACATCATTTATGTGCGGGGTGCAGCCAAACAAAAAGGCAGAAGTGCAAATGCTATGGAAAATATAGGAGCTCTCTTTAATATTGCAAATGTAAATGAAGGTAATTACTTTGGAGATATCAACAAATGGAGTCCTGCGGACATCTATTTTGTTTCCGTAGCCGGAGATAAAAAGATACAAGAAGAAGTGGCTTTAGCTTATGGAAAAATGAAAGAGTGTTATGACTTTCTAAATTTAAATAAATTAGTTAGTGATTTATTGGATGATGGAAATTTATTGCCTGTTTCTTTAAAGAAAGCCGATAGAGAGGCTCACATATATGAAGTAAACTTTGTTAGGTCCAAAGAAGAAGAATACTTATCGGACATCGAATATTTTGGTGTGAGTGATTGGAGTAAAAAATACACCAGAAAAAAACCTGTTACTAGAGATATTAAAATTTATTTCAGTAAAGATAAACGAGAAAAAATTAAAATTCGACACGATCCATATAGTGACAAATATGCTGTAAACCGAGCCGTTAAATGTGAAATTGAAGTAACGGGTGCTGGTGGTCGTGGAGGTTCTGTTGTCGGTATTCCATTAATATCACAAATTCTCGGTGAGGTGGATAAGAAGTTTGCACAACAACTAAGATCCGCATTTGATGCTGGTATCAAAAAATATACGAAAGAACTTGAAAAAGCAAATAAAAACTTTAATGCTAAATCAGGTACAAAGTTAAAAAGTCCCCAAAAGGAACAGTATGATGAAGAACGAGCCATGTTGAGTGGTCTATATGTTTCTAATGCCATCATGCCGGTAATTTACGAATGGTTCACTAACAATGAAAAGAGCAAAAAGACAGCTGGTTTAAATCAAAAAGCCGTTCAAAAATTTATTGAATATGTTTCAAGTAGAACAGTAAAGTCTGGCAAATTTGTTATTGCTAAGTAAAGGTAAATATGTCACTAATCGATTTTAATAAACTATCTGAAGAATTCAATCTTGATGATGATGATTTTGGATTCTCAGCCGTATCAGAAGCAGAATATAATTCAGCAATCAATAAGACCGCAGAAACGGCTGATGATTACAAAACAAGATTAAAAGAAGTTGAAAAGATGGTTATTCCTTTTCTCACTAAGTTACATTCGACCGGAGATAAAGAATATATATATTGGCCAAATCGTAAACCGGCAATCGAAAAACAAATAGAGAAAATATTGAAACTGACGAGAGGTTAATTATGCAATTTTATGATGATGTGAGGAGTAGGCTTGGACATAGGCAAAGCGGATTTGATTATATTTTTGATTATCTCAAAACATTAAAAGAACCTCTCATAGTAGAAACTGGTTGTGCAAGGCAACTGGATAATTATGAAGGTGATGGCCAAAGTAGTTTACTGTTTGACAAATATATCAATGAGTATGGTGGCCACTTTTGGACAGTAGACCTTGCGAAAGAATCCGTCAACTACTCCAGAAGTAAAGTAATATCAAAAAATAGTGCTGTAGCATTAGGTGATAGTATTACCAAACTCAAAGACCTCAATTCCATTTTATTACAATCCGAAAAGAAAATTAACTTTCTTTACTTAGATTCATTTGATGCTCCCCGTGACCAGCCTGAAGTGGTTTATATGAGTGC